TCTGTCGCCGCCGTTGGTGAAAGCAGGGTCGAGTGCAGCAATAGGGGTGGGTGGGGAAAGCCAGAGCGGGGGAGCATCCGCTTGGGTCCGCACAATATCGGCTTCGGCGTAAATACAGTCTTCAGAACCGCTCGGACACCAGAACCCACGAAACATCCGCCAGAAAGCGACTGATTTCTCGCCAAATTTTTGACGGGCGTCCTCCAACTTGTCTTCCGTAATCATCCACGGATAAACGGTGCGACCCGCTAGGATGTTTGGGCTCTTGATTCCGTCCAAATGGATGCAAATTCCTCGCTCGGTCTCCCACTCGTCATCGTTGACGGTCACCGTAGCCCACCCATTCTTAGGCTGGGCCAAAAGACCGAACGCGTCGTAGTAAGAGTTGGGGTTTCCTAGCCCGACCAACTGAAAATACGGGTTCGCCGACAGGTTTGAATAGGCTGCTTGTAGGATCGCTTCCGACAACTCAGGCAACTCGTCCGCGATGAGAAAAACCCTCTTCTGCTTCAGACCAATCAACTTGCCAATCGCCTCTTTTTCGCGCTTCCGCTCGGCGGCGACTAGTGTGATCCCCGCTTTATCGGACAAAGCATTGCCCTCGGCGTCTTCAAAGCGAATCTGGCCGACTGAATCAACCAGCTTACCGGGAAGCCCCGGAACTGCCTGAAAATATTCTCTGACAGAGCCCCAAATACGTTTTCGTGACTCCTTCAGGGTGGTCGAAGTGACCAAAATCATTGTCTCGGTGGGGGCGCACAGCCAATTCACAATGCTCCAAACCGCAAAAAAATCAGTTTTTCCCGAGCTAGCGCACCCGGCAACGGCCAGATAGTTTGAACGGCAAGCCCCGTCCAGCATCTGCTCCGCCCACGGATGCCAAGTCCACGGTTTGGGACTGCCGGGATGCCAAAGAACATTGACAATGTTCCGAAAATGCCCAGCCTTACCGAGACCGCCTTGCTCGACGGTTCTACCATGCCGGAAGCAATAAAGCTCAATGTTCAGCGCATCTATGCCTTCGGGCCATTCTCGCCCATATCGGGTAATCCCCATGACCGTATGCAGGTATCATACCTCTGTAGACAAGTCAAACATACCTCGACGGACGAAACATCCGTTACAGGGGACAACTTCACTGTCCCCAAAGCGTCCCCATACCCCTTTTTAGAGCACGACAGCATGAATATAAGTTGTTGTAAATGAACATTTTGCCGGCGTGGCGGAACTGGCAGACGCGACGGACTCAAAACCCTATAAGCGCGGAGCATATACCCACATATACCGCGCAAGTTGCGGAGAAAGAGCAACTAAACCACAAGGCGAAAATTTTTGATATTTCGCCAGTAATTCGTTTTCAACGACTTACAACAACTTCGAGTGCAACCCGTCCCCCTATCGCACAAACGGGGGACAATTTTGTTTGAACAGATGGTCGCATCTCCTGTCATATACCAGTACCAAGCCAATGAAGACTGACGTGTTATCCTACCCGCAAACTATACCTACACCGCTGGGTCCGGTGAAAATCTATTGCTGCCGCAACGGTTTCAAAACCGAGTACGTCGTAAACTGGAGCATAGCGAAGCAACGAAAGCGGGAAAAATTCGCGGATGAACTCAAAGCGCTAAACCGTGCTCAGGAAGTAGCCAAAGACTTGAGCAAAGGGCGCATTGAGAGAACGGCGATCTCACCCGCAGATATTGCCGAGTTCATGGCGGCTAAACAGCTACTTAGTGGGGGTTCTTTGCTCCGAGCCGCTGAGTTTTTCGTGGAAAGCAACACAGGCCTCGTTCAGAAAACGGTCAAAGAAGTATGTGAACATCACTTGGCAGAACTCGCCATAGGGAGTAGCGAACGTCACAAAGCCACAACAAAGTGGAGGCACGGGGTTATCAACGAGGTCTTTGAAAACCGTATCATTAGCTCAATAACAAGGGACGAAATCATCGACTTCCTTAAAAAGGCGAAATGCCGATCCAAGCAGAAAGCAGGAGTGGCGATGAGCGGCAAAAGCAAAAACAACCTAGCGAACGCCTTCGGTGCGGTCTGGAACCACGCCCAAACCCGAATGAGCGCCCTACCTAAAAATATGCCACACGCAGCGACAGAACTACCGACATTCGAGGAATCCCGAGAGAAACGGATATACACACCGGAACAAATGACAGCCATACTCCATTGGTTGGAAGATGAGGTCACCGCCCATCGCATCCCCAAATGGGTTCTCGCCACCGTAGCAATCAAAGCCTTTACAGGCATTCGAACGGCAGAGATTGAAAGACTTCAGTGGGAAGACGTGCGTTCCGACGCGGGTACAATCCTCCTCCATAGGGGGCTGACCAAAACTCAGGAGGGACGTATCCTCCCCATCCGACCAGCCCTAAACGAATGGCTTCAACTTTGCGCGAAGAGGTCGGGCAAGGTAGCAGAAGACCAATTCTTCACGTACACAAAAAAAATCGCCGAAGGCGTGTTCGGCAAAGGGGCTCCGTGGGAGAAGAACGCTTTGCGTCATAGCTTCATTTCTTACTCAATGGCCGAAACCGGAAACGCGGCTACCACGGCAGACATTAGCGGCAACTCAATCCGGATGGTTAAAGCCGTTTATCAAACCTTGGCCGTCCCGAGCGATGCTCATAAATACTTCAACATCAAACCGAAAGGAGGTGTAGGTGACCTGCCGTCTTGACTACCAACGAGACGGTATGCTAGGTTGCAGACACCAATACCAACCACGACTATGCCTAACCAAATAAGCGCACACACCAAAAGGGTAACCTTTTGCGTAGATAAAACGGACTACGTAAAATTAGAGCGCCTTGCATCCGAATCCGGATTGAATACTTCGGAACTAATACGCGAAGCGCTGTGGGAATACGTTGTCAAAAACCAAGACGCCGAGTTTATCCAACTCCGGAGAAGTACCGTCAAAAGTAAGTTTGTCCGGAACCGCTTCAAAAGAAGCTAACAACATAAGGAAAACGCGACCACTTTTCGCGACTAAGAAATATGCAACCTGCACATTTGCGCTTGCACATGAATATTATCTAGATACGATTGCCGTTTCAGTTAGTAAAACTAATTAGTAACCACCCACCACATTACACCTATGTCGTCCCATACGTGCCTAATAGAACATCCACCAACCAAAACCAAAGCCACAATATCACTCCCCAACACTCTGTACGATAAAATCCTCGAACGGGCGCACCAACAAAACAAATCGTTGGAAGACCTCATCGCTGAAGTCGTTCAACAATCAATTCCTAGCAATGAGTGAAAAGCGCCCCATCCTCGGCGTTGATCCCGGCTTAGAACAATCGGGGTTTGTCCTTTGGGATGGGAACAAGATTATTGAGTCGGGGGTTATCGACAATGAACAACTCCGCGCAAAAATCGAAACAACGCCCGACAGTACCCACATCGTTTGTGAAATGATCGCCTCGTACGGAATGGCCGTTGGGCGAAGCGTGTTTGAGACGTGTGTTTGGATTGGGCGCTTCATGGAAGCTGCTTTGCGGAGAAATTTGGATTGGAAATGTCTCTTCCGACAAGAAATCAAAATCCACCTCTGCCATTCGGCGAAAGCCAAAGACTCCAACATTAGGCAAGCTTTGATCGATCGGTTTGGTGAGCCCGGAACAAAGAAAAATCCCGGCCCCCTTTTTGGGGTCAAATCCCACGCATGGGCCGCGCTCGCCGTCGCTGTCACATTTTGTGATTTCAAATATGCAACCAGCATATACCCGCCCGAATGAAAAAACGCGGAGTCAAAGTCATCCGAAGGAAACTTGGTCGGGAACAAGCCGACGGGCTCTGCACTTTCGACGGGAAAGTCCACGTCGATGAAAGACTTAGGGGAATCAAACACATGGAGACGCTTCTCCATGAACTTCTCCACCACGAATTCCCGTTCCTGAGCGAAGACGCAGTGGATGCGTCAGCGAAAAGCATGGCAACGACCATGTATGACGACCATTGGCGGCGAGTGGAACAATGAAACCTTATGCTAAACATACTGAAAAAGAACAACCCCCTCGAAATCTACTGGTGGACCGACGTCGAAGGGCTCGCTGAGGTATGTCCGATCCTAAGAGGTCACGAAGTTCCGCCCCCTGACTACTGGACTAAAATCCCGAAAATTCCGGACCTCAGCAACGTAAAGGACCGAGGGACCGCAAAGAACTGTCCCGCCATTCCCGATATGTGGAACATGGGGTATGTCCTTCCGCTTTGGTGTGACACAAAGTTTACGTTTTCCGAAGGGGGCAAATACACAATCGTTCCTTCAGACAACAGGTTCTCTTTTACGCACCACGGCGACAGTCAGTACAAAGACCACCTCCCAAAAAAAGTTCAGGACGCTGTGAAAATGGTGATCAAGGCGAACTGTCCGTGGAGGGTCCGGACCCCGGAGGGGTACAGTATGATGCAGTTGCCGATGTACTACCACCACGACGAGCTTTTCGAAGTGATGCCGGGGACCATCTGGACGGATATCCACCATGAAATCAACCAGCAGATGGTGATCAAAAAGCATGGGGAGTTCATCCTCAAGCGAGGACACCCACTCGCGGCTTACATCCCGTTCCGAAGGGACAACTTCAAAACAATCATTGAGGGACCCAACCCCCGCAACAGAGCGTGGGACTTGGAATCTCGGACACGTCTTTGGACTAAGTTTCGGTTTGGATATCGAATGGGTCAGGCTGAGCACAAGAAGAAGTGCCCGTTTCACTCACTGTTCCAATGAGCTATGAAAGCCATTTTAGAATTCAATCTGCCTGAAGACAAAGACGACTTCGAAGTGGCCCAGCAAGGTTGGCAGTGGAAACTGATCGTGTCTGATCTGCTCGACTTTTTGCGGAGTGAAACCAAGTACAAGGATCACACCGCCGAAGAGTACGCGGTCTTTGACCTGATACGCGACCGCCTTTCGGACGAAATACGGGATAGAAACCTCTCCGTTTGGTGATGAGTGGGCCGTTAATCCTCTTCGTAATGGTCATCTACGGAATCATCTCCGTTGATCAGTTTCTTCGAGGAAACATGGGAATGGGGATCACGTGGGCTGGATACAGTTTGGCGAACATTGGGCTATACCTCGCATCCCGGTGAAAAAACTTTACCCAGTGCAGGAGGCTAGCAGGGAACGCCTCCTATTTGCTATTCGCGAATACCGATCGGCGCTGGATGCCAGCGAAACAGGGACGGGTAAAACCATCGTGGGGGCCGACGTTGCCAGAGTGCTTGAGCGCCCAACCCTTGTAGTCTGTCCTAAGATTGTTATCCCGGCATGGAAGGCGGAGCTAGCAGAACGTGGGGTCAACGTGATCGGTGTGATCAACTACGAACTTCTCCGCACAGGGAAAACAAAGTTTGGACACTGGGACGGGAAGCTTTGGGTTTGGACGCTTCCGGAGGAGCCGTTGATTATCTGGGACGAAGTCCACAGGTGTCAGGGAGTGTCTACCAAGAACGCCAAAATGCTCATCGCCGCCAAGCCGCTCTTAAACTTGATGTGCTCTGCCACAGCCGCCGAGGACCCGACAGAGATGCGAGCGCTAGGGTATGTCCTCGGACTGCACAGCTTGGCAAACTTTTGGTCTTGGGCTCAAAGACACGGATGCTTCAGGAACCACTGGGGAGGCTTTGAGTTTCGAGGCACAGCCCAACTTCTCAAGACTATTGCCGATCAAATATTTCCTAAAAGGGGGTCGTTGGTGACGAAGGTGATGCTAGCAGACCACTTCACTGAAACTCAGATAATCACGACACCTTTGGACATCGGTGACGGTGGGAAGATTCAGAAAGTCTACGAAGACATGGAGCGGGAGCTTCAAAAACTAGAGCTTCAGGCCGCAGGGGACCGCAAGGGCCACGAACACGAAAAGCTGGTTGCCATGTTGCGAGCGCGGCAAAAAGTGGAATTGTTAAAAGTGCCTGTCTTTATTGAACTTGCGGAGGACCTCCTGCGTGAGGGGTACAGTTTAGCCATCTTTGTGAACTTCGACGCGACCGCCGAGGCGCTGAAAGAAAGGTTGGAAAACCCCGACATCATTCGTGGGGGTCAATCGGCTAAGGAGCGACAAGAGATAATAGAGAGATTTCAAAACAATGAAAAAAAAGTCATCATCGCAAACATCGCCGCAGGCGGGGTGGGCGTCTCGCTCCACGACCAAAAAGGCGGTCACCCGAGAGCGGCGATCATCTCGCCGTCGTGGAACGCGAAAGACCTCGTCCAAACGCTCGGGCGCGTCCACAGAGCGGGGGGCAAAACGCCGTCGCTCCAAAAAATTGTCTTCGCTGCTGGGACCATTGAGGAAGAAATTGAGCGAAGTGTGCGGTCAAAGCTGGCGCAACTAAAAGTTCTCAATCCGGAACAAGCGAATTTGAACGACTTGACTTTTTTTGAGTCTGGTATATGTTACCCGCCATCACCCTGCCATACATCTCAAAAACCGCCCAACCCAATGTCTGAGCCTACGCAAAAGAAACACGCCGAGTTCTCCCCAAGTGGTTTGAAATATTTTGAAATGTGCCCGTCGTTCACGCGACGCGAAGGCACTAACGTAATCGCCGAGAGGGGCACACGAATCCACGAAGCGCTCGAAACGGGAGACTTCAGCAAGTTGGAAAATGATGAAGAGGTCAACATTGCTTCGCTATGCCGATCGTTCGTGGCGGACCTCATTGAATCGAAGGGCTGGAAATCAATCAAGCGGATCAACGAGCTTCGCCTAGAAGTCGATCTAGGCCAAGGCGTCGATACTTTCGGGACCTGCGACGTTTTTGTCCAGAGTGGCAACGAAGCCGTCATGGTCGATTTCAAGACGGGATGGGGAAGGGTAGATGACGCTGAAGAAAACGCCCAAGCCCAATGCTATGTGCTCGGGGCGTTCCAACGATTTCCGGAGTTGGAAACCATAGAGTTCTACTTCGCCATCCCGCACCGAGACGAAATCTCTTACGCGACCTACAAAAGGTCGGATTGCGATAAAATCGCCCTCCGATTCAACACCGTTATCCGTCGGGCGAGAGCGGCAAGGAGTGGAAAACTCCCACCAGTTGAAGCCTATTCACCGTCCCACGGACTTTGTGAGTATTGCGGATTCCAAAGTTCCTGCCCCGCGCTCGCCGACAAGGTTCTTTCGATAGCCAAAAGGTACCAGCCCGACAGGATTGAACTTCCAGAGACGGTCGATGGGGCTGCGACAAACGACCCTGAAGTGCTAGCAACCCTTCTCAAGCTAGCACCGATTGCGGAGGAATGGGCCTCGTCGATCCGTAAACGCTGTATCGAACTGGCGGTGCAAGAAGGGGTGAATTTCCCCGGTTTCAAACGCGTTGAACGAAGGGCGGCTCGGAAAATCCTGTCTGTAAGTGGGGCCTTTGATCAGGTCAAGGACGTCATGCCCTTCGAAGAATTTCTAAAAGCTTGTGACACCGTGTCGATAAGCAAACTGGAAGAAGCATTTGCGAGTCACGCTGCGAAGGGAAAAAAGAGCAACTCGCGCCAAATTTTAGAATGTCGGCTTAAAGACGCTGGCCTTCTGAAAGAAGAACAGGGGTTCATCTATTTGAAACAAATCAAGTAGGCCCCCACCAACTAAACACAAACAATCAAATCAACAAATTATGGCTACAATGTCATTCCGTAATAAAAACACCGAAGAAAAAACCGAGCCCGTCATCGAAGTCGTTGCTGAAACGACAGCAATAACCCCCGCCACTGAAAAAACAGTCGCGGTCCCTGTAAGTGCTTCAGGTGACGTTCGCGGTGAGTTCGGTATTTCCGATATCAAACTCCCCTACCTCAAGATCGTCCAAAAGATCAGCAACGATGCTGAGAGATTCGGGGCGGGAAGTATCCTCTTTAACGGGGAAGTCAAAGTCGGAGGAGAGAACCAGCCTTTTAGTGCCACGTTCCTCTCGCTCGACAAAATGTATGAGGAGAAGCTCCCAATGGACGCTCAGAAACGCCCGTTGGTGTTCGACAAAGCTGACGACGTTATTCAGGCGGGTGGCAGCTTCAACCCAAACGACGAGCACTACTTCCAAGACGTCGCGCTCATGCGTGTTGTCATCGAAAAACCGGAGAACGCGTCCGACCAAGACTCACTCCTGTTCCCGTACAAAGCACCGAACGGCAAGTGGTACGCACAATCGCTGTGGTCCGCACGGGGTACTTCGTATTCGCAAACGGGTCCGGTTCTCTACACCGCAAGCATGAACTTCCTCGCCAACGGACTGTATCGCGGTCAGTGGGCGGTCAGCACGGAGAAACGCACGAACAGTAAGGGTTCTTGGCACATTCCGTCGCTCCGGTTCATGGGAGAGCACGAAGAAGAAATGCAAAACTTCTTCCTGAAACTTCGCGGGAGCAAGTAGCACATGAAGCTACGACGCACATACGAGCGCTTCGTAGTATGGCTCATCGGGAAGCTGGCGGACACGATCGTCCGTCCAGCGCCCCTTGAGCTAGTATCGAAGCTGGAACTCAAACCGTTCATGCACGTTGTCTTCGGAGACAACGGTGTCCGGCACATCGGAATCTATTGTGACGGTGTGTGGAAGGCGCTTAATGGCTATCCCGAGATGGGAATCCGAGGCGAGTTCGGTTTGAAATTTGTGGGTAACCCACCAAAACCGAAACGTGTGAGATTGGAAACCAAAAAGAAAAAGCACGGAAAGCGTGGAGTTGCTAATGCAAGCTGACGCCGTCATTACATATAATCCCGAAGAATTCGTCGATGCGACCGTTGACGATCTAGCTGCCAAACTCGGTCTCCAGACCGACATGGGTAAGGCGGCGTTGAAGGTAGCCCTTGAAAACATTAAACTGCTGGATCGAAAACAGCAGGATTATGGATCAGGCAACATCGCGACCTTCGGGGAAAAAGGGGTCTTAGTCCGTTGTGTGGACAAGACTGAACGACTAAAACAGTTGGTGTGGAAATCCAAGACCGCTAAGAACGAGACCATTTACGACTCGTGGCAGGACTTGGCTAACTACGCCGTAATTGCACAACTCTGTTCGCAGGGTTTGTGGAAATAAGAAAATAATTCTTCGTGGGCGGGACGTATGCTGACCGGAGAGATTCCGGTAGACGTGTAAAAAAAGGCAAGACAACGGACGTGCATAGGCGTCCGAAAGGTGGGTCTGCCGTTGGCATGGTGAAACAAAGTCTCGCTCACGAACTCCCCAAAGCTCGTTACGCAAACCATCAACAGTCCGAAATCGTCGAGAACTTCGTGGCGCAAGAACTCATCGGCCAAGGATGGTCTATCGCGTACCCACGCACGGAAAAATACCCCTTTGATCTAATCGCCGTGAAGGGGACCACCGTTCTTCGAATCCAAGCCAAATCCACCAAAGGACGCAAAACAGATGCACGACTTCAGTTCTGTACTAATCGGTACCAAGCAGGAGGGGGGAAACGGAGGGGTTTGTCGTGCGAAGACTGCGACGTGCTGGCGCTTGTGAGCGTCAAAGATATGTCTCTTTTCTTAGTCCCTGTAGATGACGCCATCTCAATAGCAACTTTTACAATAAACTCAAAAAACAAAAGCCGATACTACCGCAAATTCTCAAATCTAAAACCATGCAAAACCACCTAATCTACGCAATCGACTTTGAAACGTACTACTCTAAGACGGTTGGCATTAACTCACAGGGGACGTGGCACTACCTCATGCACCCCGAGTTCGAGGCCTACCGCGTCAGCATTGTGGGCTCCAACGGGTTCAAATTTGTTGGAAGCCCTAAAGACGTAGACTGGAAAGTGATCTGTGAAGCGGACGTCTGGGTCTCCCACAATGCGAGCTTCGACGAACCTGTATATCACTTCCTCCAACAGACAGAGCAGATCGAAGCACCGGAGGTCACCCCAGTCTGGCAGTGTACGGCAGACTTGAGTGCCTTCCTCGCAAGTCCACGCAGCTTAAAGCAAGCGGCGGGGGTTCTTTTGAACGAAGAGGTAACGAAAGACATCCGAGATGCGATGAAGGGTAAACGGTGGACGGATATGACCCCAGAGTTTCAAAAAGAGGTGGACGAGTATGCTTTGAAGGACTCGGAATTGTGCTTACGGCTCTGGCTTGAATTCTCAGACAAATGGCCGGAGCACGAACGGCGCATCTCCCACCATACGCGAGAGATGGGGGCTGAGGGATTGATGATTGATAAGGACAGCGTCGAGGAGGGTATCACGACACTGCGCCGACAAATTTGGGAAGCAGAACAAAAGATTCCGTGGGCGGATACCGACGCGAAAACGCTGTCGGCCAAAGCGCTAGCGATAGAATGCCGGAACGTCGGAATCGAACCCCCGTCGTCCTTGGCAATCGACTCTGAAGAGTGTGCCGCGTGGGAGGAGAAGTACGGGGATCAGTATCCGTGGGTTGGGGCGATGCGTACCTACCGCAGGTGCAATGCTCTCCTCAAGAAGGTCGAAAACATCAACAACAGGATAAGGCCGGACGGAAGACTGGGATACTCCCTGATGTATTGCGGGGCACATACGGGTCGGTTCAGCGGAGGGGGCTCCGGAATCAACTTCCAGAATCTCCCAAGGGAAGAGCTTTTCGGGGTCAACCTCCGTGGGATGATTGTCGCGCCAAAAGACAAAAAGCTGATCATCGCCGACCTAGCACAAATCGAACCGCGAGTTCTGGCGTGGTTTGCTGAGGACTGGGAAACCCTCAAGATGGTTGAAAGCGGGGTAGACATTTACGAATCCCACGCACGAATGACAATGGGCTACGACTTGGACATCTCGCTCAAGCAAGCCGCAGAGAACGACCCAAAGTACAAAAAGCTACGGCAACTGGCGAAGGCTAGGGTATTGGGGCTGGGTTATGGGTGCGGCCCGGACAAGTTCGTTATTGTCGCCAAAACCCTAGCGGGTCTCGACATCACCCGAGAAGAATCTGAGGTGATCGTCAGCAACTGGCGGGAGAGCAACCCCAAGATTATCGCGTTTTGGAGAAAGCTAGAAAACCACTTCAAGATGCGCGTCCCCGAACCCGTCGAGATAGGCCTACCGAGCGGGAGGGAGATTCGCTACCGCGACACTCAAAGTCTTGCCGGAAACCTCACTGCACGGATTCCCAGACAGGGAAAACTCATCCCCGTAAAAATTTGGGGCGGAGTTATCTGTGAAAATGTCGTTCAAGGCGCGAGTCGAGATGTGTTTTGTGACGGCGTTTTGCGGCTGGAAGATGCTGGATATAAAGTCATCTTAACCGTTCACGACGAAGTAGTTGTCGAAGCCGAACCGCATCAGTCCGCCGACGAAGTGGTCAAAATTCTTTGCCAGACCCCGGAGTGGATGCCGGGGCTACCCGTAGATGCAGAAGCCGTCGAATCCTCTGTCTACGTCAAGTAATCAGCAACCAACATATACCATGCCCTTATTCTCCATCAAAAATCTCCGTAGCTCCGAGGCGAACACCTGTGAGCCGTGGGCCTTGAATCAAAAGAGGCCCCTCTTCCCAAACAAAGAGGCTTTCCGAAAATGGAGCGCGGACGCGGCTACAGACTGGGTCTTCTTCTCCGCTTTCGAAGGAACAAACCAGAATGTCCGAATATCGCGTCAAAACCCCGCGATCAAAATACACGGAATCATTGCTGACTACGACGCGAAGGTGTCCGCAACCGAAATAGCTTCACTGATCGACAAGAATGCTCCCGTTAAGCCGAAATACTACAGTCAGACGTTTTCCGGAGGGGCGCGGTTGGTGTGGTTACTAGAAGAGTCCACATATATCGACAATGGGAAGATTTCAGAGAACTTCGTTAAGATTGCGGCCAAAGAGTTAAAACTCAAAAGCGTAATTCCGGGGTTCGATCCTTCTTCGTTGGAATCGACCCAATACTTCGAACTCGGGGAAAACTGGGTCGAGATTCCGGACGCCGAACCGATCGACAGCGTCACAGTCGGTTTCTGGATGCACGAAGCTTGTAAGAAAATAGACGTATCGTCTGAAGGAACGGAAATACCTGTCGAAGTAATCAAAGAAGAAATCGACAGGCAGTTCCCCGGACGCTGGACCGGAAACTTCAGCATTGGGACACGTGGCCCCCTGTTCTGGATTCAAGACGGCATAGACCGCACAGGCTGTGAAGTAGCTAGCACGGGGATGATCTGCTACTCCTCCCGCGCCGGAACAAGCTTTGCTACTTGGGAGATGATCTTTGGCAAGGGGTTCGTCAAAGCCTACGAGGAGAAAAAATATGGCTCCGTCGTTAACGACTTCTTCTACGACGGATCGTTCTACTGGTGGAGGAAGGAGAACGGTGATTGGAGGTCGGCGAACAAAGAAGACACCATCCTGCACCTCAAGGTTGCACAGAAGATGTCGTGCAAAACCAAGCAGAACGAGACGGCCAGTGAAGTAGACAAAATCCTCTATTCGATCCAGAGCAACAAGCTCATCGATGCGGCCCTTCCGTTCCTCTACCAAAAAGAACTAATCGTAGAAAACAACGGTCTGCGTCACCTGAACATCAACAGGCGTCAAGTCATGCAACCTGCGGATTGTACACACAAACTCGCATGGGGTGAAAACTTCCCGTGGATAGCCAATTTCATCGACAACAGCTTCGACCCAACTAACCAGAAATACTTCCTCATCGAATGGTTGCGGCGGCTTTATCAACCTGCCTACGAGGGAAACCTACAGCCGGGTCACACACTGTTCATCGCTGGCCCCCACGGTCGAGGTAAGTCGTTCTTCGGAATGCAAATCCTCCGTCAGATGATGGGCGGTGGAACTGACGCATCCTCGTTCTTGATGAGCGAAACGTCCTTCAACAAGGAGATGCTCGAAGTTCCCATTTGGAATGTGGATGACGGAACGTCGTCTTCGGATTGGAAGAGTCATCGCCGCTTTTCGGAAATGGTGAAGAAGGCTGCGGCGAACCAGTACTTCAACTACCACCCGAAGTACAAAGACTCGCAGACAATGCCGTGGCGGGGGCGCGTAGTTGTCACGCTAAACGACGACCCGCATTCGTTGAACCTCATCCCCGCGACTGACGGAACAATCATGGACAAGATCATGCTGCTCAAGATGTCCCCCAAGTTTGAGCCTCACTTCTCGCCGAACCAAGACGAGAACAATGCTATGATCGCCAGAGAACTGCCGTGGTTCTTGCGTTGGCTTCTTGATTCCGAACCGGACTCACAAATCAAGGGGTCCGCACGTTTCGGGTTTGAGCCCTACCACCACAACTCGTTGGTGCAAGCTTCGTTGGATCAAAACCCCTCGTTCCGGTTTATCGAAACCCTCGACGTCTTCCGCAGGGAATACAAACGACACCACGACGACAAGGTGATGTTTGAGGGGACGGTGACCGAGCTTGTGCGTGAGATCAACAAGATCGACGGACTTAAAGACGTTAACAAAGAGCACGTGAACGTTATTGGCCGCTGGCTTCACCAACTCCACGCGCACGTGGACTGGCTTCACAAACCCCGCACCCTTGACGGGAGAACTATGTGGAAAATCGATTTACCTGTATGAGACCTATACTCCGACAACTACACCCTAAACACCCACTCCTCAAAGCAACCCGCGCATATAAACGTGTGTGGAAAGGCATCTGTGGTGGGGCTACTTGGAACGACCTATCGCATAACGCGACACCTATGCTCGCGAGAATGCAACGCGAGGCTCGGGAACGGGAGAACCCAACGTCGAGGATTGCCGTATGATGTGCTACCGAGACATGACGTTCTGTGAGGGGGAGGGATGCCTCAAGTTCAACGAGTGCCCCCGTGCCCTGACACAAGACGTGCGGGAAAGAGCAAAAATGCTTGGCCTATTTGTATCGCGGTTTACAGAGCCTACGAAACTTCACTGCTACCGAGCGTCTTCAATTAACCGCCTCCTGAAGGAGGTTGGCAAAGAAGAAATCCTGCTAGCAGATGGGTTCGATGACGCCTTGATTGGAACAGCCCGTCGAACGAGCGGAACCCTCGTTGCCGTATACGACCGGGCCAAGTGCATCGAAATCCTCTCCCGCGAAATGTCCCCGGAGGAAGCTGAAGAATATTTCTCCTTCAACACCGAGGGGGCTTGGGTCGGGGAACAAACACCAATTTTCACGGAAATAAAACTATGAGTATACGAACCACAACTACTACGACCAATCTGAAAAAGTACACCATCGTCATCAACAAGGATGTGCCCCTCGTCCCGAAATCAACACTGTCTTCGAGAACGATGCACCCATTGTCGTTTCTCTTAAAGAAGCTCGAAGTAGGTGAAAGTTTTCAATGGCCCGTGGAAGCTGGTGGCGACTTCAACAAGCTGAGGTCCGTAGCAGCTTACTGGGGTAAGAAATGGGGCCGCTCGTTTACGGGGCGACAAGTTACAGCCACCAAAGGACGTAAAGGTCTTAGATTTTGGAGGACAGCATGAGCGCGGGTTGGCTCCTCTTAGGGATAGCCATAGGGATACCCTTGGGTGGGTTGGCTACGTATGGAGCTATCTTTGCGTGGGCTGTTCGCTGCGCCAAAGCGGAAGGAGAAAACAACGATGCCGAGTGATCCTGATCAAGACCGGGACGAAGCGCAGGGGATGGACGCCGAAGAGGCCCATTACTGGAAGCGCCGAATGGACCCAATGGAAGAGTATTGCGAATACTGCGAAGGGTTCTACGGCGAGTGCGAGTGTGAAGAAAAAAGAGAAGCGGAGCGCAAGGCGGAAGAGGAGGAAGACGAGGATGAATGAACAAGTAATGGAAATCCTCCGCGTACTAGCGGAGAAGTTCGGGACCACCACGGAGTTCTTGTGGGGGGTCT